GGTCTTCAGAATATATCTGGATGAATACCGTAACAGATTCAGCAGACAATTTGTCTTTAGCTAACGGTGTTAACAGCGCTGCATTAGGTACAGCAGAAGTTGCTTTAGGATTTGATCTATTTGAAGATAAAGATAATATCGAAGTAGACTTTCTTATCGCGCCAGGTATGGCCACTAGATCAGATCAAACTACTGTAGTAAATGATTTAGTATCTACAGCTGGTACACTACGTAAAGATTGCGTTGTCGTAACATCTCCAGCAAGAGCAGATATTGTTAACTCATCTACACCTAATGCTAATGCACTAACTACTGCTGCTACTTTCTCTGATACTTCATACCTGTTTATCGATAATAATTATCTTAAAGTGTATGACAAGTACAATGATAAATATATCCAAATTCCAGCAGCATCTTCTACTGCAGGTATTATGGCAGCTTCTGATAGAGATGCCGGTCCATGGTACTCACCAGCAGGGTCACGTAGAGGTGCTTATTTAGGTATTACTGCTCTTTCATACAGCCCTTCGAAAGCTGAAAGAGATGCTCTATACAAAGCAAATGTTAATCCGATTGCAAACCTTCCGGGTCAAGGTGTGTTGCTATATGGTGATAAAACAAATATGTCACGGCCTTCTGCATTTGACAGAATTAATGTGCGTAGATTGTTTAACACTGTTGAGCGCGCAATTGCACTTGCGGCAAGAAACACGATCTTTGAATTCAATGATGAGTTCACAAGAGCCGAGTTTGTAAACATTGTAGAGCCATTCCTAAGAGAAGTCAAAGGAAGAAGAGGTATCACAGATTTCAGAGTTGTGTGTGATGAAACAAACAACACTGCCACTGTGGTAGATAGAAATGAATTCATTGCGAATATCTTCATTAAGCCTGCCCGCTCTATTAACTACATTACACTAAACTTTGTAGCTGTTAGAACCGGTGTCGACTTCGAAGAAGTAGCCGGATTGCAGGTATAAGGAGATAAAAAATGGCAGTACTAGGCGTAGATGATTTTAAAGCCAAGTTACGTGGTGGTGGAGCGAGACCTAATCTCTTTAAAGCCACTATTAACTTTCCAGGTTATGCTGGCGGCGATGTAGAACTTACATCGTTCTTATGTGAGGCAGCTCAGTTGCCTGCATCAACAGTAGGTACAATTATTGTTCCTTTCCGTGGTCGTCAATTAAAAATGGCTGGGGATCGTACATTTGATGTGTGGACTCCAACTATTATTAACGACACAGATTTTAATGTCCGGGATGCGATGGAACGTTGGATGAACGGAATGAATGCCCATAGTGCAAATACAGGTCTTACTAATCCTGTTGACTATGAGGCAGACCTGATTGTTGAACAGCTTAACAAAGACGGCACAACCGCTAAAACTTATAATTTCAGAGGATGTTTCCCTACAGGGTTATCTCCAATTGATCTGAGCTATGCTTCAGAGAATGAAATTGAAAGATTTACAGTTGAATTCCAAGTGCAATATTGGGAAGCAGCGACTACTTCTTAAAGCACTATAAATAGATAGAGGGGCTTTAAAGGCCCCTCTATAACTAATTTTAGGAACGAACATGGCTGATGATAGTATAAGACTTTTTGGATTTGAAATTAAGCGGGCAAAAGATAAGTCCGATGATAAACTTCGTTCTATTGTTCCCCCTGTAGATGAGGACGGAGCTGGATATGTTACAGCAGCCGGTTCGCATTATGGCACTTATGTCAACGTAGATGGCGGCGAACACGCAAAAGATAATATTCAGAATATTAGACAATACCGGGCTGTATCTTATCATCCTGAAGTAGATGCTGCTATTGATGATATTGTAAACGAATCTATCGTATCAGGTGAGAATGAACTACCAGTTACTCTCATCTTAGATCATGTTGAGGGTCTTAGTGATCAACTTAAGAAAGTAATTACTACAGAGTTTGAAGATGTTTGTTCTATGCTTAACTTCAAAGAGTTAGGTCATGATATATTTAGAAGATGGTATATTGATGGTAGAGTATATCACCACCTTGTTATTAATGAATCTCAACCTAAAGCAGGCATTCAAGAAATAAGACCAATTGATGCTGCTAAGATTCGTAAGGTAAAAGAAGTAAAAAAGAAAAAAGACGAAGTTACTGGCGCTTCATTAGTAGAGAGCGTAAATGAATTTTATATCTACCAAGAAAAGGCTGGTGGAACGAATCAAGGCGTAAAGCTATCAAATGATGCTGTGTCTTATGTTACTTCTGGCTTGCTCGATATCGATCGTAAGAGAATTGTATCGCATCTTCATAAAGCTTTAAAGCCGATTAACCAATTGCGGATGATGGAAGACTCGTTAGTTATTTACAGACTAGCTAGAGCACCTGAACGTAGAATCTTTTATATTGATGTAGGCAACTTGCCAAGAGGCAAAGCTGAAACATATATGAAAGATATTATGTCTCGCTATCGTAATAAACTTGTGTACGACGCTGATACAGGTAAGATCAGAGATGATCGAAAGCATATGTCCATGCTCGAAGACTTCTGGTTGCCGCGCAGGGAAGGTGGTAGAGGTACAGAGATTACTACTTTACCAGGTGGTGAGAATCTAGGCCAGATTGATGATATCTTATACTTCCAGAAGAAGATGTATAAAGCTCTTAATGTTCCTGTTTCTCGCCTAGAACAAGATCAAGCAGCTGGATTACTAGGTAGAGCTTCTGAGATAAATAGAGATGAGCTTAAGTTTCAGAAGTTTATTGATAGATTGCGTAATAAGTTTTCAAGCTTATTCTTAGGTGTTCTTAAGAAGCAGTTAATGCTTAAAGGTGTCATTACCGAAGAAGATTGGGATAATTGGAAGAACGACATTGTAGTTGATTATATTAGAGATAATCATTTCTCTGAATTAAGAGATGCAGAGTTACTTAGAGAAAAATTACAGACTCTAGATACAATGCAGCAGTATGTTGGTGAATTCTTCTCTAAAGAATATGTAATGAAAAACGTTCTCTTACTAGATGATGATGCGATGAAAGAGATGAAAGATCAGATAGCACAAGAAAAGTCATCAGGTGAAATTCCAGATGATAATGAAGAGGATGCAGATGGCAACTAAGAATTTTAATCTTGCAAAACTAGCTAGAAATATTAATATTGAAGATGATGGGTCAATTGCATTTACAAGTGAAGTAAGCGCTGGTGGAGAAACAATTGGATCTCTTACAGCTTCTATGGATTCAAATCAAACAACTAATATAACACTATCAAAAGCTTCTACTCCTGTTCCTATTCTTCAAGCATATAAAGAGGTGCCTCAAATTGGGATAAGTAGTAAAGGTAACTGGGACGTTAATTCAAACGGAACTAACTATGACTTCTATGATGAAAAGCCTATTTCCTATTCTTCTGCTAATTTAACTCCAAGCGCAACTGGAGATGGTACTTTTACAAACAGTGCCGCAAATACAACTTACTATGATGTAGCTAATGCTACGTATGATAGCGTTTCAAATGCACAATACTCAGGATTCCTTACAGCTTATAGTACAATATTTAATAACAATGGTACTAAAGCATATGTAACTGCACATAATAGTAGTGGAGATATATATCAATATAGTCTTTCCACAGCATATGATGTAAGTACTAATACATATGACAGTAAAACATACTCTTTTAGTCAATTCACATACCCTACTGCCTCAAGATTTAACGGTGACGGAACTAAACTCTATACTGTGGCTTGGAATGGTTCAGCAAGTTCAAGTCGAATCTGGCAGTACTCTTTAAGTACTGCGTATGACATCAGTACAGCAAGCTACGATTCCGTAAATTTAAATTTGACAGCTCATAATTTTGCTTGGGGATTTACTTTTAATAATGATGGATCAAAAGTTTTTGTTTCAATAGTTGATGGCGGCGCAACTGGTGGTAGAATTGCAGAATATTCTCTATCAACCAATTATGATCTTAGCACTGCAGGAAGCCAAACACTGTATGTTCTATCCGGCACCGGCTGGGCAAACTATGGAATTGAATTTAATAATGACGGAACAAAACTATTTGTCAATAATAACGATGATGTGCCGACTAAAGGACCACATATATTTACTCTAAGTACCGCATATGATATTAGTACAGTAAGTTACACAAACACAAGCGCAGATGTAACTACTTTATTTGGAGGTACTACGGGCGCAGCCGATATAACTTTCAATAACAACGGCAGTAAGATGTATATAAGTGATAGTTTCAATGGTTATGTAAGACAGTTTTCAGTGTCTACTAGTACTGCATTTAACGAAGCAGATGTAGGTAAGAAAGTAGTCGGTAACTCTGGTTCTGCTATTATTACAGCAACTTCTGGAACATATCAGTCAGTTACTGCTTTTGCGGATACATCTACAATTTCTTCATGGCAACTGTTCGGTGCTCAAGGTAAGGCTGATGGTAGTGGTATTCAATTGAGTGGTTATTCAGTAGCATCAGATATTGTATTTCCCACAGGTTCTAGTGGTGCTGGTGCTTCAATGGTTTACAATAATAATGTTTCACCTACCTCAAGCGCATTTAATGGTCTTCGTAATGTTGTTTTTAATCCTACAGGAACTATAGCACTTGTTATGACATCTGGAAACATACAAAGATGGAACTTATCTACAGCATTTGATCTGTCTACTATGACTGAAGCTGCGGGCGATAATTTTGGTGGGCAACTTAATACTACTCAATATGGGTTAGCTGTAAGCTCTGATGGTACAAAACTTTTTGTAGGTGATCATGGAACTGATGCAATAAAACAGTTTACACTGAGTACACCTTGGTCACCAAGTACAGAGTCTTACAATGGCTATTATTATCTTAATAGTGGCGGAAACTGGAATAGTTTTAGTGGTGCTGATGGAGTTCCGTCTACAACGAATTTTAATCCCTTCAGTTTTCAATTTAATTCTGATGGAACAAAAATGATAACAATAATGTGGGATAATAATCCATACCACTCAGTTGTTGAATTTGCACTTTCGACTGGATGGGATATGTCTACTATGTCATATACATCTTTTGCAAACTTTGATGGAAATATAGATCCAGAAGCAATAGTAATATCGGCAGATGGGTTAAAAATTATGATGCATGGCAGTAATTTAGGGAATGCCGGTACTGAAGTATATGCACTAGGAAGTGCATTTAGTGTAGGTAATTCTGGTAATAGTTTAACAAAAACATCAGGCACTATAGATTTATCATCATTAACTGGGAATACCAATTCCATCAATTATGGTGGCCTTCAAATGTCTCATGATGGAAAAAGAATGTGGGCTATATATGCTGGTGATAATAAATTCTACGAAATTACAGGTGGAACTACTTCAGTACATCCATACTCTACATACTCTCCAGCTCTTACTAATTCTTCTTCTGGTCAAATCAATTCATCAAGCTGGTTAGATATCAACTCCATGGCAGCAGACGAAACCAAGAATGCTGGTGATATATTCTATGCAGTCTCGACAGACAATAGAACAAGTTGGGGTGTAGCAAAGGCATCAGATGGTGTAAGAAAAATTGCAAAGAATAATTCCGGAACTTGGCAATATAATAATAATGGCGGAACTTCTGTTCCATCGTTAACTGGCACCACGTATGCAAATAAATCAAAGGACGTTTCTGCGGAAGGCACATCTGCTTTAGATCTTTTTATAAAGCCAGATGGCACTAAACTTTATGTTTGTCAATCTGCGTCTAGTGGTGTTAGGGGAATATTTCAATATACTCTTTCTACTGCATATGATATCTCAACAGCTTCTTATGACAATAAAACGTTTAGTTTAGTAAGTGCAATGTCAACAAATAGTAATAATCCTTTATCAAGTCTTACTATCAATTCAAATGGATCTAAATTCTATTGTGGTTCATATAGTACTAATGGTGGTATTATGGAATTTACAATGTCTACGCCATGGGACATTTCTACCGGTTCATATAATAATGTATTAAAAAGCCCAGCAGACGCGTACGGTACAGAGATAATTTCTATAGGCAAAAACGATACTAGATTTTATGTTGGTAGCCGTCAAGACGATAAGTTAAGAGAATATGCCCTTTCTACTCCTGGAGATTTATCCACGCTTGATGTTACTAGTAATGCATATTTAGCAGAGATTCGCTTTGATCAAGCGCCGTCATCTGAAGGTAGTACTACTGGAGTAACATTTAACAATACTGGTACAAAATTATATTTTGCTGGATATAATACTGATGCAATACATCAATATAGTTTGTCTACACCTTGGGATTTATCAACCATAAATAAAGATGGTATTTCAGTGTCAATATCAAGTCAAACAACGGTACCTGAAGCATTTTTCTATTCGCATAATGGTGCCACATTTTATGCAATAGGCGCTAATGATGTAATATATCAATATACCGCTGGAACTGAATCAGAGTATGGCACGTCTGAAACTTGGGTCAATGGTACAAACAATAACGAACACGCAACACTACAGCAAGCTTTAACATCTCAGGCGTTTAATAGAATGAATAAAGCTCAACTTGACTCAGTAGCTGATGGATATCATTTTAGCCAAGATAGTGCAGATACATTAGATCTAATGATTGCGCTATATGCTGATTCTGGTACTAGCCCAATATCAGATGGTGTTACAATTAATTATGATGCGGCATCAAAGTATAGACAAGCGGTGCCTGAAACTGATTATAGAGCAAATTTTGCTGGAACAAGTACAGTTGAATTTACTTCTATTATATCTGCCAATTTTAAAGTTAAAGTAGTATAGAGGCTAAACAATGACAGCGAATGCAAAGAATTTAAGCACATTAGCTAATGTGCTAGATAGTGGCAGCAATGGGCAGTTCCTTCAAAGTACTGGATCTGGAGGAATAGTATTTGCAGATGTAGCTGCTGGAGCTTCTGTTTATGATTCCGCTGAGCTTTTACCGCTGTCAGGTAATGATGCCGGTGCTATGGCTTATGTTAATAGTACTAATAGGTTTTACATTAATAATGGTTCTGGGTGGTATTCTATATCGCTAGTAAACACTAACCCTAATATTACTTCTGTACAAGATGCTTCAGCAGGAACAACTCCGTTTACTTTAGCAACTGATGGAACTGCTACTGTAATTACAATTACAGCAAATGACCCTGAAGACGTGCCATTAACATATGGATATAGCGTAACGGCTGGAAGCTTAACTAATGGAGGTGGCACAACCGCTACTGTTGCTCAGAGCGATAATGTATTCACTGTTACTCCTTCTACAACTGAAGCTTATGCTGGCACATTTAGTCTAACATTCACAGCTAGCGACGGTATTAATACAGCTACAAGCGCTAATAGCTTTACATTAAATTTTATTACATATGTAACTAACAGTAGATATACTACTTTACTGGCTACTGCTACATCAAATAAACCATACAGTGCGCCATCAGCGAGTAACCAAGTATCATCAATTTCTATTGGTGCACAAACTGCTTCCCCTACTGAAGTGGTATTTGGTGATAGCGGGACAAAAATGTTTGTTTTATCGTCTAATAGATATGTGTATTCATATAGCGTTTCTACTGCTTATGATGCCTCTACTGCCAGTTATGTAGCTACCAGCAGTGAACTTACAGAACTTTCTACAGATACAAGTCAAAGTTTTAGATTTAAGCCAGACGGTACGGTTATGTTTGTTAGCAGTTCTGGCGGGTATGTTTACCAATATTCTTTGAGCACTGCTTGGGATGTCTCGACAATTAGCTATGCATCTAAATCTGCTAGACATGCGAATTCCACCCATAGCTATACAGCTTTAACATTTAAACCAGATGGTACAAGAATGTATATGGCAGGGCTTAGATATGTAATGTCTATGACGTTAAGTACACCTTGGGATTTGGGATCCACTACCTCTGATAATTCAGGTACTGGATTTACAAATGCTTATCTAAATTTAAGTTGGGTATATGGTCATACTATAACAGGAATGGACTTTAATTCTACTGGTACTTCTCTTACAATGATATATGGCAACAACGCGTCTGATAAGTATATTATAGAACATCCTATTGACTCTGCTTGGAACGTATCAAATGCAACAGTTTTAGGCGCAGCGCCTTCGATAAAATATCAGCAAAACAGTATACAAGGATTATCATATGCCAATAATGGAAACACTCTTATAAGTGTTTTAGATACTGGAGATACAGTATATACCTATGATACTTCATTTAATGGTGTTAATAATAATATTACTGATACGTCTTCAAATAACCATAGCATTACAGTAACTGGAGATGCCCACGCTGGTACGTTTAGCCCGTATCGTAGTGGCGGGTATAGTTTAAAATTTAATGGAACAACCAATAACTATATTAGAGCACCATATTGGCAAAGAGCTAATTTAGGAACAAATGACTTTACGGTTGAATGCTTCGTTTATCCTACTAATAATTTTAGTGTTATATGCGATTTATTGCCTGGATCCGCAGGTTTATTTAGATTAGCTACTTGGACGGGAGGAAACCTAGCATTAGATATTAATAAACAGGGGGTGGGAGCGTTTGATATTAGAACAACTGGTGGAAATATAAATTACAATGCATGGAATCACGTAGCGGTGTGCAGATCGGGCACAAGTCTAAAGTTATATTCAAATGGCAGTTTAATTCATACTGAAACCGGCGGCGATTGGGATTATGGTACTGGTGATGCGTTCAGCAATATTGGAAGATGGAATACAACTGGGGATGTTCTTAATGGCTATATAAGCAACTTTAGAGTAAAAAATTCAGCTTTATATACTGGTAATACGTACACTGTACCTACGGAAGGTTTTACATCAGATGCCGGAACAACTCTATTAGTTGGAGCTGGGGCATTGATAGATAATGTAACTCCATATGGAGTTGAAATGTATGGTGTTGTAACCTCAGAACCATTTTCACCCTACGACTATGTTGAATACTCAGCAACAGATCACGGCGGGTCTGTACATTATGATGGGTCAAACGATGATCTTACAATTACAGATCATAGTGCTTTTGATTTAAGCACTGGAAATTGGACTGTTGAGTTTTGGTGGAACCCTAAAAGTGTAAACACAAATGAAGGCCCAATGACTGTGGGCTATGGATCTGGTAGTACTCCAACAGGTTTAAAGTTTGCATGGGAAAACAATAAGCTGTACGCATTTTCTATGGACGGCTCAACTCTGCAGACGGGCCTTTACCACGATGCTACTGCTGCTAGTTTGATTAATAGATGGAACCACGTTGCAGCGGTTTATAATGGGACAAACACGGATTTATATCTAAACGGTGTTGCTTCAGGCCGTGCGCAATCAACCAACTTTGGTGAAAATAGCTCTGACGATGTGAGAATTGGCTCTGTACGCCGTTTAAGCTCTATACATTATTCAGAATGCTCAATAAGTGATGTCAGAATTGTAAAAGGCACCGCTGTTTACTCTGGTAACTTCACTCCACCAACAGGCCCACTAACGACTACTGGTGGAACATATTCAAGCACTACTAATGTAAACACCAGCATCACAGCAAGTAATACTTCACTGCTCATTAAAAGCACCGATGCTTCGATCATAGATAAATCTCAGAGAGCTAACCTAAAGCTGGTTGGCAATACTACTGGCTCAACCACAACTAAATTTACTGGCGCAAAGTCAATGTACTTTGATGGAACAGGTGATGGCATTGTTGTTCCACACCGCGATGATTTAAACTTAAACAGCTGTGATTGGACGATTGAGTATTGGTTCAATTTGCCTAATCCCGGCGCAATTAGAAATTGGACGCTTATACAAAAAGGCGACAATTCTACTGTTAGACCCTACGCATTATCGCTTAGGATCGATAATAGTAATGGTGTTGAACCTAGAATATTTCCAAGCCCCAACAATTCTTCGCAAGGGCAAATTTCTAATAATGCTTGGCAAACTTTTAATGCTTGGCACCACGTTGCTTTTGTTCGAGTAAACTCAACAGGAGTAATTACTCGCTATATTAACGGTACAGCAAACGGAACTGTTACAAGTGATGTTGCTACCAATACGGAAGATTTATATATTGGTACTGTAGCAAGCGCAGCTGATGAAGAAGGTTATATCCAAGACCTTCGGATTTCCAAAGGCAAAGCTCACTACACCGCAAACTTCACACCACCAACAGCTTCATTAGAAGGTTAATAGAATGGTATCTAGAAATAGAAAGATAGCACGTAGAATAGGTCAAGCTGTTGCTAATGATGTTTTAGACATATCTGGAGCTATATCAGCTGGAGCTGGAGTAACTGTATATGCAACACTGGATGATTTACCTACAACAGGATTAACAGCAGGAGATGAAGCTTTTGTATCTGGATCTAATAGACTTTATATTAGTAACGGCGCTGGATGGTATTCTATTGGATTAGTAAACACAAATCCAGCTATCACCTCTGTAGAAGATCCTTCTAGTAACACCACACCATTTACTCTTGCTACAGATGGTTCTGCTCTTGTACTTACTATAACTGCTGCAGATCCAGAAGGGTTCCCATTAACATATAACTATGCTGTTACTACAGGTTCATTGACTAATGGAGGCGGTACTACAGCAACTGTTGGCCAAGGTACTGGTGAGGGTTATGCAATTTCAAGTGCTTCTATATTAAGCGGAACTCATACTGTTAATGCGAATGTAGGAGCGCTTACATTTAAACCAGATGGTACTGAAATGTATTATGTGGGTACTCATAATGATCGTGTTAATAGGCATACTTTAAGTACTGCTTGGGATGTAAGTACAGCAAGTTTTGTAGGATCTAGCCCAAACACTCTTAGTCAGGTTAGTCAATTAACTGATGCTAAGTTTAATAATGACGGCACTAAAATGTATATGGCTGATAAATCTACCAACACTATATATCAATATAGTTTAAGCACTGCTTGGAATATTGGTACGGCAAGTTACGATAATAAATCATATGATTCTAGTTCTGTTTTAACAGGAGGAGAGCTTGGTTGTTTTGTATTTAATAGTGATGGTTCTGCCGTGTATCTAGCAGAGCATTACCCAAACCGTAAAATTTATCAATTTACTCTTAGTACGGCTTTTGACATTAGTACAGCGACTTATTCTAATAAAAGTTTAGACTTTGCATCTGAAGCAGTTGGTAGACCTTATTTTCAGTTTACTAATGATGGCAAAAAATTATTTATGATTAATACGTTTCATACAGCTGGTTATGTAGGAAAAATTTATGAATATAGTTTAACAACAGCATATGATATAAGCACCGCATCTCATACCAGCGTTACTTATACACCTACTGGTATAACTACAGGTCGTTCTGCTATAGCATTTAAACCTGATGGCTCAAAAATGTTTATAATGGGTACGGATAATCATACTACGATTTCCCAATTTAACTTGCCTGTTTATAATGCTAATCAATTTATAATAACTCCAACAACTACAGAAGCGCATGCTGGTACTTTTGATTTAACTTTTACTACTAGTGACGGTATTAACCAAGCTTCTTCTGTTAATAGCTTTACATTAAATTTTATTACAATTGTAACTAACAGTAAGTACACGACTTTATTAGCGACAGCAACTGGTACTTCCGATAATAATAACATCACTGATGCATCTACTAATAACCATACTATTACTGTAAATGGTGATGCTTACGCTGGTACTTTTAGCCCGTATAGACATGGTGGATATAGTACATATTTTCCTGATACTGCTGGAAATGCGTATGTTAGTGCAAATTCATCAGACTATGCATTAGGAAGTGGAGCGTTAACAGTAAGTGCATGGATATATATTGATAATAATACGCAGCAACAGACCATAATTGACAATCAAACTGGTTCGGGTACAGGTTGGTATTTAAAAATATGGCCCGGTCAATTAATAAGAGTTCACAATCAATCTTCATACATTTTCAATATTAGTAATAGTGATGCACCAACAGCGGTAAATGAATGGATCCATTTGTGTTGGACAAGGGATGGATCTGGAAATAATAAATTATTCTTAAACGGTACTCAGGTAGGCACCACAGTAAGTGATACTACAAATTTTACTGCCCAAGGTTGTAAACTTGGTGAAACATATCAAGGTGTACATGATTATAAAGGATATATGAAAGATGTTCATATCGTAGCAGGATACGCAAATGAGCCCACTACTTCTTCAATTGCTACAGCTGTAACCTCTGATACTGGAACGGTTTTCTTAGGATGTTCAGGTCCAGATTTTTTAGAAAGAAGTTCTAGTCCAAAAACTATTACTATCAATAATAATAATATTTTTATCCGTCCGTTTAGCCCGTATGACTACTCCGAATACTCTGCAGACGATCACGGTGGGTCTGTGTATTTTGATGGTACAGGGGATAATCTTGATATTAGTGCAAGTTCTGATTTTGATTTTGGCACAGGCGATTTTACATTTGAGATGTCATTTTATGCGTATGCAACTTCTGGTGGAGGAAAATATTTAATAACAAATCGAGCATCAGGTTGGGGTGCAGGTGTTTTTCAATTTACGGTTAGTGCTGCAGCGACAAATGTATATTGTACTTTTTATGGGTATGATCTTGGTGGATATGCTATTGTACCTCAAACGTGGAATCACTTATCAGCTGTAAAATCTGGTGATACAATAACATTGTATTTAAATGGTATAACACCCCCTGCTGGTGGAGGATATTCTCAATCACATTCCGGGGTAAATAACGTCTCAATGGGATCTTCAAGTAAAGCTGTTGATGTAGGCTCAAACGGCACTTCAGATTATTTTAAAGGTTATATTGGAGATTTAAGAATAGTTAAAGGTACTGCAATTACACCCCCTGCTGGGGGCCCTACATCCACACTATCTTCAACTGGTGCAGCACTACACATTAAAGGCGCAGATGCTTCGATCATAGATAAATCTCAAGTAAATAATATTAAAATGAACGGGCCTACAACTGGCTCTACTACTAAATCTGCGTTTGGTTCAGAACCAACGATTAGCTTTGCCTCTGGATCTAATA